GAGGGAATCACATTTTCCATTGCTGGAAAGATTCCTTCTAAACGTTCCGTCCATTCCGACTGCATGAACTTAAGGTTTCCCTTAAGTTTATCAGCAGTCGCACCTGGACCATGCTTTGGAATTATGTCGCCGGCATAGACCTCTCGGTCTAATTCGGCAAGGACATCTCCAAACAGCATGGATCCGATCCGTTCGAAGTCCCGCAGGGTAGCGGAACTAAGATTACGATCGGAGTCGCGCACATCCTGTTCACACTGGATGAAATCGGAAAACGCTTTCTCCTGCCGTGCATTACTGCACGGCAGGAGAACCTTACCAAACATCAGCGTTAGCTGACGAATGGCTTGGATAGCGTCCACCGATGGATCATCCAGCAGCAGGCCGCTTTCACGCGCAAAGACGAGCCGAAAGAAACCCTGTAGAAATACGGGGAATCTTGACTTCGATCCTGTCAAGGATAGAAGTTCGTCGGTTACCACGCCTAGGTCAAGCGATCTTTCGAACGCTTTTCCTATTTGTGGCAGGGTGAGAGTCAAAAAACTCACACCTTCGTCGTTGCAACGACTCTCGACTCTTTTGGAGTCTAGAGTGGCGCTAGTGCGACACTGTACCGCGGCATCCGCCGCAGTACTCTGCCAGAGCAACATAAGGCTTTTCATGCTCTCCCCTCCTTTCCTCCCTCACGGGAGATAGGATATAGAGGAATGGCATCCTTAGCCGTTGTTGCGATCCACGATGACTCTGAGCCGAGGGAGGGATTCTTCCTCTACGGGAATGGAATACACCCAGCGTTCATGCTCAAGTTGTAGTTCTCCAAGAAAGCCGACAAGGCGATCGAGGAAGCTACAACGAAAGCAATTACATTGCGTGTAACATTCTTTGTAGATTCGGTTTCCCTCTTCTTGCTCAGGTCTCACCCTGAAGAATACGGCTGTCGTAATCAGGAGTGCCTGCTACCATGAAGGCAGCAAGCAACTGATTGAGAGCCTGCGCTTCCGCGACAGACACGCCATTGTTAGGAACATCGAGGACGGTGTAAGCCGACCAGCGGTATTCCTGATTCAATGACGCGTCAAACGGCGTTGCGGCCACCTTGCGGCGGTCGAAACGAACCGAATAGCGGAGACGATTCTTCTCACTCTTGCTGATGGTCAGCTGATCGAGCTTGTTGGCAGTACGGTAAACGGACTGATTGTCCGACGTACTGACGCGAGCCAGATCATACGTCACAGCAGCAACAGTGATGGTGGGGATGGGATCGGGTAGGGCCATTGTTGTCCTTGCAGTTACTGACCTGGGAATTTCCCAGGCCAGTGTATTGCTTTGACATCAACCACATATGGTGATTGACATCTTCTTGTCCACCTTCGTATTCAGATCATAGCTTTATGCTATTTCTAGCGTAGACTATGCTGAATTCCTAGGGCTGACAAGATGGACCATTGCCGGGACGAAAATCCGGCAATATCCAGTCCAAAACCATATGGAGTAGCTTTCCGACGTCTCATATAATGAGACGAATAGGCGGTATGTACCTCCTTCGGAAACCGGTAGTTGGAATCAGACATTTGTTGTCCGATTCGAGCATCCCGGACCTTGCGGTCAACATGGATTTCGTTATGTTCCATGATATAACCCCAAGGCATTACTAGGCCGTCCCTGGCGAATGCTTCGATGTTTGAAATAACATCACCTGCATTCGTTACCCAGTCAGCGGCCCAGGAGAATGGGAGTAGGTTCCAAGCTGTGGAGATCGAAAGACCTCCGTAAAGGTGCCGCATTTCTGCGGTTTCCCTTATAAGCCTGGAACTGAAGTCTTTACCTGCTGCTGGTAAGTAGTAAGTAAAGGCTCCTTTAAACCACCGACTCTTACGAGTCTTAGTGGTATCTACTCTGTCTCCCGGCCATCCTCCGAGAACGGGTGTCATAAAGCCTTGCGCGGTCGATTGACCGAGCCCGGCAAAATGAAACGCGTAACCGGAGTTATTCGAAACGCTCACTGAGCTTTCCGAAATCTCGGTCGGGAACCTATATCCCCTTCGTAGAATCCTACCAGAATTTGCGGCATATTCATTGATGATCGCTTCCGCGTTCTTCAATGCTTTGCCGAAGGTATCCATGTCGTTCAAGAACGGCTTGATACCAAAGGAATAGTTTAGGTATTCACCAGATATTTCATCTGCTGAAAGCCTTTTATTCCTCAAAAACTGGGCGCCTAACGCACCAGGAAGCCCCTCAGTAAGGAGCTCCCCAACTGCGACAGGCAGGTCTACAATGGGACTCGTCGGTAGGCAACGGTTTATAGCCGTTGCACCGTAGCCGTATAATGCGGCTTCGGTACTGGCAGCATACTCGGCTTCGGTTTTTCCGAAGTCGACATTGTACCAGTCAGCGACAAACGTGAATCCTTTATAGCCTCGATCTCCTCCAGCATGGCTGGATTTGAACTCGACGTAAAAAGGATCTATTTCAGCTTGGGTTTTGACGGCGGTCCAATTTGAACCGACGTCTTGTTTACCCCGACGCTTTTTTGCGTCGCTCGTGTGCCAATTGTTATCGGTACTCGAGTTGATGAAATAGCCGGAAACATCTATAGGATTGCTGCAATTGATCCAACCGCCCGAAGGGGCAGTGGACCACTGTTGCGGCATATGCCTATAGAAGCGTTTATAAGACGCAGCCGGCCACGCCATAGGTATTTCTCCTCAATATGGTCGCACGTGGATTTCACGCACTAGCCAGGGGCCCCTTAG